CTCATAACCCGAAGGTCGGTGGTTCAAATCCACCCTCTGCAACCAAACACCCATTACAAGGGCATTTAATAAAATCTTAAAATATCCTTATTTTTCCAAAGCAGAAAACATCAAATTTTCAATGGTGTTTTTCGATTGTTTTATATTTGCCGTAATATATTTTTGTGTAGTAATAATATTAGTGTGGCCGAGAGTAAAACTCACCTGTTCGATCGGAAGCTTAAGATAATTTATGCAGTAAGTGCCGATAAGATGTCTTATATCGTGAAGCCTAATCTTAGGTAAATTGTTTCGCTTTAACAGAGAATTCCAACTTCTGCGCAGATCAACAAATTTTGACCCAGTAGCAGGATTGATAAAGACGTAGCTATTTAGCTGATTATTCTGTTTTGCAGATATATAGCGTTTCAATAACCTTTTATAAAGCTCGTCACTCATAGAATAGACCATGTCACGCTTGGCTTTATTGATTTGAAAAGGTATGACGTAGGTTCTAGTTTTTAAATTTACATCGCTCCAACATAAACTTAAGACTTCGTTTTTACGCCTGCCATGAAGTAGAAAAAAGAATATATCGGCACTATCAGCTTCATTTTCGCATATAGCTTTTATAAATTGCCTTTGGACGGATAGCGGATAATCAAAGTATCGTTTATTGTCAAATTTAGGCAACTCGACGAAATCGCAGGGATTTTTAGCTATAAGCTCAAGCTTTTGAGCGAATTTAAAAATTACGTGAAGCTTTGCAAGGATATTTTTAACGGTCTTGATTTTATAATCAGCCTTGATTAAGCCGTTACAGAGCCTTTGAATATCTAGAAAGCTTATATCGCTTACATCTTTTTCACCTAAACTTGAAGCTATATGCTTCTTGTAGGTTGATATATCGCTTTCTAAAGTGTGCTTACGAAGTATCAGCTCGTAAAATTCTATATAATCGTTAAAAAGCTCATTAAGAAACATCGTAAAGCCTTTTAAAACGGATACGGCATAACGCCGTTATTGGAATACTTAAATTCTAGCTCTCTGATATCCTCTAAAGCATGCTCAGTAAAATATCTGATATGATTTTTATACCTCTGCAGAAACCCGCGCTCGATCATCTCATTCTCAAGCATGGCATAATCTTGAACACTTAGAATGTCATCGGTCATCTCTTTTTGATTATCGCGCCAGTATAATTTTAAACGCTCGTCGCTCATATCTTTCCAGGCGGTGCGAAATATCTTGCTAGGCTTGTAGATTATAGGTTTTTCGCCGCTATTATAAGCCTTTTGAACCGATTTAAACTCGTGAGACTGGATTTTACCGATGCTTTGAGCCGGATTGATATTTTTAACATATTCGTGCATAAGCCTACCACAGACATAATAAAGCAGGTGTCCGTCCTCATATATAAGCTCCTCTGAAGTATAAGGAATACTCATAAAGATACTTTGGCTCTTATAATCCCACTCTATAAGCGTATCGTTGAAATCTTTTAGAATATTGAGGTTGCCGAGATCACGCAAGCTTTTAATGAAATTTATCTTACGGTAAACCCAAAGCGGGATTGGGTTTTGCGAGGATAGAAACCTGCGTATCTTATGCTTTATAAACCACGCTTGAACCTCGTTAATATCGTCAGTTTCGTTGAAATTTATAAAGGTCTTGGTGATATATTTCATCACGTAGCCAGTGGCATTATTAATCGAGGTTTGAAACCCGTTTATCTCGCCGTTTGCTATTTGAGCCGCAGTTAAACGCTCATTTCTTAGGTTTTGCGGAGCATAGAATACGTCTTTGTAAATTTTCAATAGATAAGGGATAGTATGCTTCGGGGCATATATCAAAGCGTGAATATGCGGCACGCCGTCCTTCTTATGTGGCTCAAAAGTGCGAATATACTGGAATACTTCACCTTTATAAATACGCCTGAACCGCATAGTAAATTTATGAAAATTATAATTTAGAACGTTGGATAAATCCTTGATAGTAAAAGGCACGCCCTCGTTAAGCTTTTGTTTCTGCTCGATCGGAAGCGATCTAATGTCTTTTATAGTGAATGTAGCAAAATTCCCCACTAGCGCCTTACGGAAGCAGCTGTTTAAGGTAATGGTTAGAAACACGGGCACCAGCTCATGTTTGATTGAAAGCATGTGTATAGTATTAGTGCGATTTGCAACTTCGGCGTAATAGGTGCTTGAAAAGTTTGCAGACTTTGAGACTGAAAGCAGGCTTTTTTCCTCGCCGAAAGAATTTACAAATTTGTAATCCTGCAAAAACTTTCGTTGTCTGTCAATTTTGAGCTTTACGGCTGCAAAATCAGCCTCATTTAAACCAAACATCTTTAAGCTTTGTTTAAATGTAACAGATTTTTATTAAATTGACAAGGGAAAGAGCAAAAGCTCGCTGCGCTGACGCTTAGCTCGCCTTTGCTCTTTGGTTGCCCCTTGCCATAATAAGCCGTATGCTCTCATACTCATTTTAATTGACCTCTATCGTAAGAGTAATAATGCTAGTGCTTTTATAATTCTGCTCGATAGAAAAGAGGTATTTTAAAATAGGTATATCTTTCAGTAGCGGCACGCCGTTACGTTTTGAATAGGCAACGTCTTTGTTAATGCCGCTTAAAACAAGAAGCTCGCCCCGCTTAAGACTATAGTTCGACTTAAGCTCCTTTTTACTCGTGCGCGGAGTGAGGGTGTTTTGAGTGTCTAATAGGTCCTCAACGACTAAATCAAGGCTAAAATCAACGTTTGAATTCTGAAGCACAACCGGGCGAATTTTGATTTTCAAGCCTACGTCCTTGTATTCGTAGCTGTTTTGAGTGGCGGTGCCGTTTTGCGTGTAGGTGCTGGTATTCGTTAGATATGGCACGTTTTCTACAGAGGAAAAATAAACCTCGGCGCCGCTTTTGGCAACCAGAAACGGACTTTGTTTAATAGTCGTTACGCCGTTTTGCTGCAAAAGGCTAAGAACTCCGTAAAAGCCCCGTTTCTTTGTAGTTACTACGTTTGTTTCAGCGCTATAAGGCATAGTAATAAGATTTATGAAATAGTTTAGATCGGAGCGTGTAACGACGTCACCTAAAGAATTTAGATGCGAGCCTATATCTTTGTAATCGTTGGTATTCGTTTCAAGTATGGTAAGCTTAAAATTTACCTGTTCGAGCTTTTTGTCGCTGCGCTGCACGAAATCTATTATATCGCTGTATTCGTCGTCGCTTGCCTTAAAGACAACGGAGTTTGTAGAGCGGATATAGCTTGAGTTTTGATCGGTCATCTTGCTTACTATCTTATCCGCGTCGTCGTAAGAGTTATTTGCAAGAGTAAGATACCTTAGCCTGCGTTCGGCGCTAATGCTGCCATTAGCATCGCCATAGTCCTTATTCTTCTTAAAGACGTAATAAAAGCCGTCAGTAAGTATAAGCTTTAAGCCTTTACTCTCTATAGCTTTGCGGAAATGCTTTATCGTTACATCAGAATTCTTAGCGGTATAGAAATAAAAGCTATTCGGATCGATCTCATCGCTGATTAGAATATCGATTTTTGAATTATGACTAGCAACATTGGCGAAATCAAGCAGATTAAGCTTAATTTCCTCACTAAATGCGCTACTTAGAATAAATAGCACTAGAAAAAGAACTTTTTTCATTTAACTCTTCCTTTTTTAAGTTATCGAAAACGGGCTTATCAAAGCCAACAAAGAAATACGTAATACCTTTACCTTTAAACGAGCGCACATTAAATTTAGGCGGGGAACGCAGAAAGATAAAATTTAAATATCTCTGATCAAAATGGTCATAAGTGCCATTTTGAATGGAGCAACGATCGTAAAAGCAGTAAATTTGGTATATGTAGCTGATAGGAGGTTCATTAGGATTTGGATTAGAGGCGTTGAATAAGGCTTTAGTGCTGTTACCACTTACGCTTTCGACAGGTTGATTGGATTGAGTGTCAGGGGAGGGAGCAGGCTCATCAGCAGGCTTAAAGAGCGAGTAAAAGCGATAGAACGCCAAGAAACAAAAGACACAGAGCACCACAGCTAAACCAAAAAATTTAACTACGATGGACGAGCCTTTTTCCTTAGAACCCGCAACGTAAAGATCAAAAACTTCATTAAGAGCAGGTAAAGTAAAACCGCCACCCTTAATCATATCGCTTTGATTCATTCGGTAGCTGATAAACTGCTGATACCTAAGACGACTGGTAATAAGACGACGCGCAGGCTCTACGGCTCTATAAAAATACTCGGCTACAGCCTTATAACCTGTGTCAATTAGGCTTAAATCCTGTGATATAAGCCAAATATCTTGAAACAAATGCGCGTGGTAGGTAAGCCACCAGGTTAAAATTTCATCGCCTTTTTTTGTAAAAAAGTTATGAGCCTCATCGATTACGATAAGGCAGTGATTGAGCTTAAAATCTGCAGCCTTTTCATTTAACTCAGTGTCATTCGCACCGCCCATATAAAGATCATAAAGCAGACTAAGATTATATTTAAAATCGTTAATATCTAAAGGCTTGATTTTTTCGCTTTTGGAATAGTCGAATTCGTTTATATTCGTCCAGCAGATAATATATTTATCAGCTTTCTTGGGTTTTTTGATAAATTTATCGAAAAAAGAGGGCTTAGGAACTTCGATAAAATTTTTATAAATTTGATAAACGGCTAAATAGGTCTTTCCGCTTTTCGGTATACCGGTAAGATATGAGACAGCCATTTTAATCAATCCTGGAGATAAAGAGGTAAAGAAGGGTTTTTCGGAAACTCTCAAGCCCTTTAATGAAAATTTTCAACCCGGCTAAAGAAATACAAGTAAAAAACATAGGTTTAAAAATAGTCCAAGCGTCTTTAAAAGCGTCCAAAATCCCAAGCGCTTTTAAAATATTAAAAAACAAAGTAACAAGCTCATCGGCATTACCAGAATAAGAATTTATATAATTTAAAAGTGAATTTACTTGACTCAAAGCAAAGTAAACCAAACCGATCAAACCCATATAAAAAGTTACCATAAACCCGAGAACAAAAACAGAAATAGTAAGCATAGCCCCAAAACGAACAGCAGCGGCAGCCCATTTTTTAACAAAAGAGCCGAAAAAACCAAGAATAGCTAAAACAGGCATTATATTAACCTTAAAACGATTTTAAACAAGGCTACAGAGAATATAGTAAGAAACAAAGCATAAAATATAAAATACAAAACAGGACGTGCATCCTTAACAACAGCACAAATATCAATAGATATTTTTTTAGTAAGACCCGATTTAATAGTGAATTCTTTATTTATAGGGCAACTTTGAACAACGCCGCCCGGCTTGAAATCGCTCAAAGAGCCGTTTTTAATTTTGTCATAAACCCCCTGTAACTGATTTTTAGCGTCGCCGTACATATCAGTAACCTTTTTTACTCCATCGCTTACGGTCTTTGTTAATTTATCGTAGCCACTGAAGTCCATTTTTGGATTATCCTTGTCGCCATCATTACCCGGTTTCGTGCCATTATTATTACCCGGGTTGCTACCACCGCCCGGGTGTCCTCCACTGCCTTGATTAGGTTTATCGGGCTTTGTGTTATTGTTATTGCCTGGATCACCAGGTTTACCGCCGCCACCACCCGGTTTTGTGCCATTGTTATTGCCTGGGTCATCAGGCTTACCAGGATTATCAGGTTTAGGATTTGGACCAGGCGTAGCATTAGGAGCATAAGTATCATCAGTAAAGCAAACACCATTAGCATTAGGATCAGTATCCTTTATGTCATAACTGACATTGAACATAGTGCCATCGCCATTAGGTCTAGCTTCGGGATCGTCTTTAGTTGAAGTGCAAGTATACCAACAAACCTCAGAACCATCACCGCCAATAAACGAGGAAGAAAAATGACCGCTAAAACCAATCTTTCCCGCACGCTTACACATACAATTTAAACGATCAGATCGACTAGTAATATCCTCGCATTTATTCACACATAAACCAGTAGTAGAATCAAAATATTCACCTTTTAAAGAATTACACTCAACACAATCAAAAGAAATACCATTAGGAATTTGCGCTTTTTGATAAGAATTATATTTAAACCAAGTGCAAGTTTCAGATGAGCCGGAAGAACAAGGCTTTTTATAATAACCAAGATATTCGTAGAGAATAAAAGGATCGTATAAAAAACTAGAACCAGAGGAAATAGTTTGTGGTGAAACATTTGAGTAAAAAGAGTTCAATTTAAACGAAGTCTCATCGAAATAAGGAACTTCAGTAGTAGGATTTTCAATCTGTTTTAAACGACAATGCCGACTAATGACGCCCATATATGTTCCATAATAAAGCCACATATCGCCAGCGTCAGTAATCCTTAAACGATAATCATAAGAAGCAGTCGGGAAAATTTCGGCAAAAGAAAAAGTAACCAAAGATATTAAAATCAGGGGGATAAATTTAAATTTATTAAACATTTTACTCTTCCTTAAATTTGCGTAGGGGGAGCGAACCCGATTTTAATCGCAAGCTCATAAAATCGGCTCCCCCTACGACCCTGTTATGCGCGGCGGCTTTCGGGTGTCCGAAAGCTACACGCCGCGCGCGCTTCGCTTCGTATATAGGCAAGCAAATAAGCGAAGTAACCTAAGACCAACGGCGCGAAAATAGCGTAAAAGCCAACTGAAACGGGATATTTGCGACACCGAACCAAAAGAAAAGACTAAAGAAATAATCAAACGACTTATTACCGATCCAATCAATTAAAACGAATTCCATCGCAAACCTCCGAAAACCTTACTTAATCTTGGAGATTGTAAGAAATATCCCCAAGACGAATAAAAAACCGCAAAGACAACCGCTAAGCGCCATCAAAGAGCTATATCGCTCTAAGCTCAAACCGGTCAGACTTAAAATTTCCGCTTCATTCATTTTGAAAACAGATCCAAACCTGCAAAAATAGACTTGACCGCAAAGAACGAAAGCGCCAAAATCGCATAAAAAGCGTTTAAAAGTAAAGACATATGTAAAATCGAAATCTGCATTTTTAAACCCTTTTAAGAAATACCGCCCGAAAGGGGGCGGTAAAAGTTATTTCTTGAATAAGCTAAGACCAGTTTTAACAGCATAAATAGCGCCCAAAACAACGATAATAATTGTAACAGCACTATAAAAAGGGGTTAAATCGATCGAACCACTAAAACCAGTTCCAGCGGTATAGCTTACATCAGCCACAGCATTCGTTGCACCAGCAACACCAAAACCGACAAAAGACAAAACTTTCGCAGTCTTGCTCTTGATAAACTCTTTGAATTTATTCATGATAAATTCTCCTTAAAAAATTTAAGTCACGCGCAGACTTTATCAAGCCGACCACACGGATCGGCTTTGTAAAGCTTGTTATTTTTTAGGAGAAACGTTATTTAAGAAATTTATCCAATAGGCATCATCTTCATCAGTAGTAAGGGTATAAGCACCATTATTAAAAGACGGAAGCCCGGCATTAAATTTTAAAACACCCTTGTTTTTGAAAAATTGATTAAATTTCGTAGTAAGAACCCCAGCGGTTAGATCGTCTTTGCAAAGAATTCTAACGATGAGCTCTTGTTCCTTGAGATCGACACAATTCGTTACGGAATTTTCCTCCTCGTATCGATTACGAGCAGTAATCTTTACGGAGCTTGAGTAAGCTCGCCCGTTCATCTCGCCTTTGGCACCGCTTTTTGCAATAGCGCTTGAAATTTCGTAAGAGACCTTAAAGTCTTGTAGAATGTAGTCCATAACTCTTCCTTTACTTAGATTTTGTTAAAAGTAACTCGATTAAACCTAAAGGGCGGAAGGAAGAGTTATTTTCACAAACCGCCCCAAGTAGTTTAACCACGTGCTCGGGTGGTATTCCAGCCTAACTTCGGCCCTAGACATCTTTACTCTGTCGCGGCATAGTGCGGAAATTAAGCCACATATAAAATTAAAGAATTTTATGTATAATTCAAAAAAGTTATATGTAACATTTACATTTTTATAGCAGGTAAATATTACATTTTTATAACTTAAAGTTTCATTAAAAAGGTAAAATTTACATATATGACAAATGCAGAAATTGCGAAAAAACTAAAAATAGCAGAAAAGACTATATATAATTGGCGCAAAAATAGAAAAGAATTATTTGAAATTCTAGAACTAGGTATAAAAATTCAAGAAAGTCAAAAAAATATAGAATATGTAAATAATACATATAAAGAACTTATAAACTTATACGAAAAACTCAACGAAAAAGAACAAGAATATTATATTACCGACATAAAAGCAAGAATTCTCAAAAAAGAAATCGATAAGTAATGATATTTTTAATTTTGGCAGCAATATGCGCTTTTATTATTTTAATATTATTTTCAACATTGAATACAGAAAAAAACACAAAAATAGGAAATTATACAATTACAAATTATAAAAGAACAAAAAAGCAAGAACAACACATTAAATACATACAAGAAAATAAAAATTTAGTAGAGCAAGATAAGCAAACCGATCTCTATGAAATTTATAAACAAATAAAAATTGAAAATATAACAAAACAAAAAATGATATCAAAACATAAAAAAGGCATAGAATATGAGCTTTACATAGCAAAATATTTTAGAAACGAAGGTTATAAAATCTATATGAACGGACTGAATAACGGTAAAAAAGATGATGGGATCGACGTAATATGCCACAAAGACAAAGAAACAATATTAATACAATGCAAAAACTGGAAATACCCAATAGAGCAAAAAGATATAAGAGCCTTTATAGGTGATTGCCACGTATATATAAATAAAAACGCCGCATTCTTAAGAAATAGAAAAATAAGGAAAATTTTTATAACTTCCAATGAGGAAACTAAAAAAGCCGTTGAGCTATACGTTAAGGAAAATCAAGCAGAGGTAGAATATATAATAATACCTATGTTCGATTAAAACTATTTAGGAAAGCAAAAAATGAATAAACTAATAATAGCAGCAATTTTAACTTTCGCTAGCCTACAAGCTAAAGAAAGCATAGAAATAAACGTATCACCAAGCAACAAGCAATACCAGTTCGGCAAAAATATAAATTTAATCGGCACATGGGAAGCGATAGAAACTCAATGCTGCGTAAATTTCATTTTTGGCAGATACGACAAAATAAGAATGAGATTTGATAAAAGCGGTAAAATTTATAAAGTAGAGAAAAACAAAGAAATTCCAACCGATATGATATGGAGTATAAATAACAACGGAGTAGTAAAAGTAGAAAAAGACGATAGCTATTATGATAAAATAGGAATAAACGAAGCCGCTAAAAAATCCATACAAGGCAAAATGGTAAAAGAAATATTTAAAGGAGTAGAAACAATAGAATTTCAAATCCTATCTAAAGAAAACGACAACTGCTTTATGGTAGAAAGAAATTTAAAACTATGCAAAATTTCAGGAAATTTACACACCGATTCCGACAAAATAATTCAAATAGAAATGCACTAAATCCCTTTAAGCTTCAAATTCGAAGCCTCAATATTTAAGCCGAAACACTCAAATTCATATCAAAGGCACGAAGTATTTTAGAGATCGTCTCAAATCTAGGCTTAGAGTTGGGTTTAAAAATTTTATAAAAACTTTCTCTATTAAGATTAGCCTTTTTAGCTATCTTTTCAACGCCATAGCTTTTTGAAATATACAAAAGAGCTCTTTTAAGCTCCTCTAAATCGCCGTCAGCTAAAACTTGATTCAAATATTCTTTTCTTACATCGTCATTATCTAAAAAGTCAGACAATTCAAAAGTTTTTAGTTCCATTATAGCTCCTTTAAAATTTCCTTAGCTTTTTCAATATCACGCGCTTGAGTGGATTTGTCGCCGCCACAAAGCAAAATAACCAAAACCTTATCTTTTATAGTAAAATATATTCTTATACCGCCTGAAATGAAAATTCTAAGCTCGTATATATCAGAAGCATTAGTTACGGATTTATAATCGCCAAAATAGCTGCTATTTTTAATCTTATCAATACGCCTAAGAACCAAAGCCTTGGCTTTATAATCAGACAAAGAACGTAACCACTTTTCAAAATGCTTAGTATATTTTACTTCCATAAAAACATTATATATTTTTGTAGCTTAATGGCTACTTAGCCGCACTAATTCCTCATAACCCGAAGGTCGGTGGTTCAAATCCACCCTCTGCAACCAA